GTCAAGGCTTTTGACCATTTTATTTTGAATTAATATTAAGTAGTAGAAACTTGTACTATTTCATAATACATATAACTAAAACTTGCTGATCCTTGTAAGTAATCAACATCCGATTGTTTAACATCATAACTTAAACTACCAAGTGCGGTTGGATAGACATTCTTAAATCGTATTTCGGTTTTAGCAATATTCTTACTGTTTAATATTGTCAAGGTTGCGTCTGAATAAATCGCACCTTCATTTAATGGTGTAGCTATATTTGAACCTGTGACTGCTGAACTAGCAGTTGAACCAGCAAATCTATCATTACCTGTTCTTAAAAGAGCTGCAAATTGTTCGTCAGATTCTGGTGAACCAAGACCAATCATCCAATCGTGTAACTCTTTATAGTTATTTAAATTTTCATCAACTAGAAACGATAAGTCTAACGTGCCAAAAGATAGTGTAGATCCAGGTAGTTTTATAGTCTGCAATCTTGTTGGCTGACTTACTTCGTCTAATGTTATTGATGGTAGATTGCAAGTTTGTACAAAATATTCCGTTAGTGGTAGTTTGTTTATTTTGAATCTAAACTGTACAGGACTAGCATAGTCTTGCTTAGATGGTTCTCTAGTATAAACATTTGTTTCTGTCATACTACTATTTATAATAGTAAAATCAGGCTAAAAAAAAGGGGGTAATAAAACCCCCTTTTTAATTGTTTCACAAAAGTGAAAGCAACTTACATTATGTTCGTTACTTTTGTTCTTCTGTAGTATACATTAGTATCTCCAGCAGCAACTGCACCAGAGTTATCTATAGCACCAGCACCGTTTGTTGTAGCAAAAGGATTCTGAACCATACCATATCTAGTTTTGAAGCCGATCTTAGGTTGGAAACTATCCTGACCAACCGCTCTCACCATTTGTAGTGGAACGTATGGACAATAGAATAATCCTGAATCATAAGGTGAAGTACCTTTATATCCAACAACATAGAATTGACTTGCGGATACATTCGCTGAGTATGGATCAACATACACTTTGAATTTACCGTTAAGTACACCAGCGAAAGTATTTCCTGTGTCATCAACATTTAAATTAGTTGATAATGCAGGAGCATAATCTAATACACCAGCCATTTGTAAAGCAGAAGCAACATCAGCAGAACATAAAATTATATTCCCTTTACCTCTTCTTGTTAATTGACCGATAGCGTTAGCATCTCTCTCTAACTGATATAAAAGCCCTTTGAACTTCTCAACTGACCAACGACCATTTGAGTCTGTGTCAAGATCAAAAATTCCAGCAGTAGTAGTATTAACTTGAGCGCCCGATCTAGCGTGTGAGTAAATTGTTCTCACAACTTCACGGTTAATCTCAGCAAGAATTTCACTTGATAAGATGTTAGCAAGTTCTGTTTCAGCGTCTAGACCGTGGATTGCTTTTAAGTCTTGAGCAAGTTCCATAGTGTACTCTGCTTTTAGAGCTCTAGATTTTGCAGTAACAGTTACTTTATCGATTGAGAAAGCCATTTCAGCGAACTCATCAGTTCCGTCACCTAGTGTTTCTGACTGAGCAGTTGACATACCAGCACCAGTAGTATAAGTACCAGCTGATGGGCTATCATTTAAAGTAGCAGGGTTAGTTCCCGCTTGAGCGTCAGTTGAACCAGTGTCACCAGCAGCGTCTCTAGCAGAGAAGTCTGAATCAGCTTCGTTAAATAATGCCTCTGTTCCACTTTGAGTAGCATATCTTGACTTCATAGCGAAGATAAGACCTGTTGGACCAGTCATTGGTTGTACACCACAGATGTCATAAGCAATAAGATTAGGCATTGCTCTTCTAACTAGTGATATTAATACTGGATCCCAGTTGTCCACAGATGAACCAGTTGCGTTAGCAGGGGCTGCTTCTTGAAGATAACCTCTATCTTCTCTTGTTGCTTTTTCTTGGTTTTCAAGAATAACAGTTGTAACAGCTCTCTTATAAGCATCACCAATATTAGGTAAATCTGGATGCTCTAGGACTGGCTGCCATTTTTCTTGTAAGTTTTCAGTAAGATACATTTTTATCTCTCCTTGTTATTATTTACAGTTATTAAAAACATTAAAACTTTGCAGCTTTAAGGTTCTTTGATATTGCGGCCGTATATGCAGCCATAGCATTCGACTTACCAGCAGAAAAATCAGCAGGTTCGTTTGCCGCCACAGAATCAACAGAACTTTCTTCTGTTACTTCTGATTTCGTTTTAGGGAAATAAGATTCTTTAATAGTATCTAACTTCTCTCTAAATTTCTCAGCACTATCGTACTCAACATTTTCAGCCATAGAAACAAACTTCTCTTTTTCTGTTTCTGCTAAATCAGCAGTTACTTCTAAGATTGCTTGTTTTTTGTTAAATTCAGAAATAGACTTAGTCAGATTTACATTCTTTTCAATCTGTTCATTAAGTTTTGATTCTAATTCTTTGGTTTGGTTTGTTAAGTCGTCAAGCACATTGTACTTCTCTTCAGGAACATCAATATAATGTTCTTTAAATAAAGTTTTAAGTCCAGTAATGAAGTCCTCAGCGATTTCGGTACGAATACCTCTTTCTACTGCTAATTCATTTTCTTTCATCCACTCTTCAACAACATAGTTTAAATATGAATCGACTTTTTCGACCATAGCTTCTTTTACTGTTTCTTTTTCAGTTGAAAGTTTTTCTTTATACTGAGCCTCAAGCACTTTTACCTGTTCTTGTATTCTTGTTTTAACAGCAGTTTCAAATATAACGGCCGCCTTTTCTTTAAATTCTTCAGAAAGGTCGGCGTTTGATGAAACTAGTGCCTTAACATCATCAGATAAGTCAATTTCTAATTTAGTATCAACTTCAGCGATTATATCGCCTTCAGCATTAACTTCTTCAGAAGCACTAGATGGTTTTTGATCTTTTTCTAAAGAACCATCTTTTGCATTTTTAAGTGACGGATCTGAAGCTTTCGATACCTTTTTCGCAGCGTCTGGGTTGCTGTCAGTAGATTTAACTACAGGTGCACCAAGATCATCAGCGTCATTTTTAAGGTGAGTAGGTTCAGTTGGAGCAGCGTCTTTATTAGCCGCATTTTTTTGCTCTTCTACTGTCTCTACTGCTTTAGTTACTTCGGTTTCAGACATTCGGTCTCTCCTTGATATTAAAAATTAATTAATTTTTAGTCTACTATTATTTATAACAATTACCATTTTAAACCTAACGCTTATTGTAAAAGCTGCGTAGGTTTTTATAGTTTTGTTATAAAGTCTTTAAAGATATTTGCTTTCACTTCTGCAAGTTCTTTGCGTCTAGTGTTTTCAATTTCTTTTTTGTATTGTTCAATTTCCATACTTTTCAGCACTCCATTATCCCACACCCATTCTTTGCCTTCCATGATACCTTCTACGAAAGCATCTGGTGCACTAGGATCTGCAACAATGTCTGCTGCGGTAGCAAGATAGAAATCTCTACCAACTGTACCGTTAGATATTGAACCCATACCTCTTGATGATACACCCAATTGAGCACCTTCGTCAATTAAATTTTTAACGATTTTGCCGTAAGGAGTGTCCATTATTTTCGCCTCGCCAATGAAGTTTTTACCTTCACTTTTAAGACTAGTTATCATGTGAGAAACTCTTTCAAGATTAACTGTTGGTCCGTCAGGATGTCCTAGTTCTCCGAAAGCTCTTTTCTTATTGATAAATTCTTTTGTGTATCGTGCAACTTCTTTTGCAAGTGTTTCAACTGGATAAACTCGACCATTACGGTTCTTGATATCCGCCTGCATGAAAACACCTTTAATCTTATATGACCTGCCACCGTTTGCTGTTGCTTCAGTCAGTACTTCGATATCTTCAATTGTTTCTGTAATTAGTTTCATCTCTCCGCCTTTTCTTTATTGTAGATTTTGTCTACTATCCCCTTTTTAAGTTCTTCTTTTTTAATCCCTAACTTTTCTGCAAATGCCTTTTTAAATTCATCTGCAAGATAAGTCTTAGATTTTGTTCCTACAATTCTTTCTAAAATTGCTCTGGAATAATCTTTTTTCTTTTTAGGCATTATCTCACTTCTATTATAATGGTATAGTTATCACCTGCAACAAATCCTTTTGTTGAAAATAATATATCTCCAGCTGGACTAGTATTCGCTGTTAATGTTGCGTTATTAGGAACAGCATTACCTGCTGTATATAAATCCCAATAACCTGTGCCAGAGAAAAAACCAATTGTTTTATTTGCAGCGCTTGTTCCACTACCTGCCCAAAGTATTTCAACTCCTGATTTACCATTTGTTGTATTGATTGCCCAATAAATCTTTGCAATAGATTTAGTTGCATCTTCAGACATAAAATTTAAAGCACTAGCATCAAATTTTGTAACAAGAGTTTCACCTGAACCGTCACTTATATTAGTCAGTTTTATAACCGTTTTTACACCAACGGTATCTGCTAAAGTTTGTGTAGTTACGACATCAGCCATATTTAATTTCTCCTAAATTCTGTTATTAACAAATAATTTGTAACATTTGCGTCTGTTGTTAATAACAACTGTTTATCATTCCCAAATTTTAACTGTCCTGGTCGTAATCCATACTTACCATTTCCAATTAAAATCAAATCATTTTCTTCACTGGTTGAACTAATCGTTAGTGATCCAGTTCCTTTTATCTGATAGTGACACTCAATTAAACTTACTTTAGATTCATTCGTTCCGTCAGTAAGTTCTTCAGCATCTACCAAACTCTGGTCAACTTCGTTTCCAATACCTGTTGACTTAACAGTATATTTAGAAGCGATATCAACAACCGGCGTATTCTTAATTGTCATAATAATTAGGCAGTAAATCCTGATTCTTTTCTTAATTCTAGCATAACAAAACCAGAAGTTCCGTAAGCGGTTAACTTCATATCTCCTGAAGTTAAGCCAGTATTTGTTACTCCGTTTTTGATTTTACCAGCAGTACCATCATAGTGTCCGTTTCCAGCAAGGTTAATTGCCACAATATCAGAATCACCTTCAAAATATATTGCACACCAACCTGTATTATTATCTACTGTTCCTTCTACTAAAGACCACCACGCTCTTGTGATGGATAATTTAGCGCCGGCAGCGTGTCCTACTAAAGTCGAAGCATCAAGTATAACTTGATCAGCTGCAGTATTAGCGTTCATATTAACCAAAACAGTAACTAAACCGCCAGCCGCACCACTACCTGTTGCAATACTTGTATCTTTTAGTGTTTGTGTCGAAATTGCCATATCTTATTCCTCTATTTTATTAATTCGTTGTCAAAATAATCTTCTATACTAGAAACTTTGACATTGTGGTTTCTAGCAACTGTTGTGATAATACCTTCAATCTTACTTACGATAGGATCAGGTGCTTTATCAATCATACTATAAACAGCATCAACAGCAGCCTTTAGTTTTGGTGATAGTTTTTTATACTCAACACCCCTTTTAGGTCCGCCATATATTCGTTCAGATATTTCTCGTTTAAACTTCTGGAACGATAGGTTACTCATCTTCTTCTTCATCATTGTCTATCTCAACAGGTTCAGGTGTTTCTTGTTCCTGTCCTAGTTTGTCTAGACCACTAGCGTCTTGTATTGCCTCTAGCTCTTGTGAGCTGTTTAGCCAATCATTAGCAACAGTTTGTCTTTTATCGTCTAATGCTTGTCCTATTTTATCAGACAATGCATTTTTAAACGCATCTTGAGCGGCAATATTATCACCATCTGCAAGTGAATTAACCATTTTAACTACATTTTCATTATCAGACATAATTATTGTTCTCCCATACTATTTATATCAGTATTATCATCATCTTCCAAAGTCTGTCCTTCTGGTGACGCAATAATACCTTGTTTTATTTCATTAGCAATTTGATTATCAATTTCAATAATATCTTCATCACTCTGTCTTAGTACATATTTTCTAACATAATCTACAGAAAAATATTTACCAATGTAAGGACTGATATCATTTGCAAGACTTAATCTTTCTTTTAGTAATTCTGCATTTTTTAGTTCAGAAAAATATCCATCTTTTAGATAATCATATTGTATATGTTCTTTAATTTTACTCCAATCTTCAATTGTGATAACACCTTTTAAAACTAATTGTGTTTTAAGTATATCATTAAAGAGAGAAGAAAATCTTTTTCTTAATCTAGCAACAAACTTTGTAAATTTAAGTTCGTCTCTTGTTATCTCAGCAGCTTTGCCCATGTTGAAACCATTTTCTGATTCCATTCTTGATATAGGCACATTTAAAGATTTATATAATTTCTTTTGAAAATATACAACATCCGTAATTTCTCCAAGATTTTGACCACCTGCAAGTGTAGTAACTTCGGTGCCTTTTGCACCTTCTCTACGAGGTAACCAGAAATCTTCAAGCATTGACATATGTTTTCTGTCATCTCTAATCTCACCAGTTGAAGCATCATAGACAAGTTTATTTCTATATCTTGCCATAACATCTCTTAAATATGCTTCTGCTTTTACTTTTGGAAGATTACCAACATCAACATAGAATATTCTTCTTTCAGGTGCTCTTACTATTCTGTAAATAACAACAGCATCTTCAATCATTCTTAATTGATTGACAGGTTTAATTGCCTTGTGTAAATGACCCATAACCATATTTTTAGTTTGGTCAATAACACCAGATGTTACATATGAAATCGAATCAGTAGAAATTTTAAGACCAGCATTTGAATTTGCGGCAGATATTCCTTTTTCATTATAGACAAACCATTCTGCTGTGTTTTCTATAATTTCGATTCCTTTACCTTTTGAATCTCGTTTTTTAGAAACCTCACGAACTTTTTTAATTTTTCGTGGATCAATATATCTTATTTCTGTTAGTCCTTTTCGTGGACTGGTTGGATCAATAACTTTGTGAAAGTAAATACGACCATCAACATACCATCGTCTGAATATGTCGTGACCTTTTTCATCAAAGTTTAATAATCTCATAACTTCGTCAAACTCGTCACGAATTTTTGTTTTGATACTATCAGAAATTGCTAACTTATCTAATGAAACTGTGACCGATTGGTCTCTTTCATCTGAAACGATTGCCTCATTAATAATATCTTCAACCGCCATATCACATTCTGGATGTTGAGCAACTTCACGATATCTTTTAATTAAATCAACATCATTCTTAGCAGTAACTTCCATATCCAAGTATTGGCCAAAGTATCCGCCAGCAGATATGGTTGTAGTACCATCGTCAGGAGATGGCACCGTGAAGGCCTGTTTGGCCTCCGCCGGTTTATCTCTATCGTCAGTTTGTCTTGTTATTTGGAAGCCAAGTAATTGTACCATAATATATTCTCCTTATAACTTATATTTATTATGTAGTAGTATCTGTTTCAAAATACTGATATGTAAATGAACAACCGAACTCTTCAATAGCATTATTTGTGCCATAGTTAAGTGCGATATCATCTAGAGCAGTTGGGAATGCACCTCTTAAAGTATAAGATTTAAGTGTAGTTCCGTTTCTGTCTAACTGGTCAATGAATATATCAACTTGATAATCAACAGGATTTGTTAACCCTTCGTTATCAGTCATATTGTTCATACCGTTCATCCATCTTTCTAGACCTCTGTAAATTTTGAAGTCTGTATCGTTTAACACAGTAATAGACCATGGATTAAATGTTCTATCACCAACTAGGTTAAGTATTCTTCCTCTAAAATTAACAGGAATAGTACCAAGATTTTGCCCAGGTATTGATGTTGCATTACATAAGAATGCTAAGTCAGCAGTCTCTCCACCAACAGAAGCGTAACCAGGAAAAGGCATTGTTACCTTGAATTGATTAGCTCTTGCACCACCGCCTTTTAGTCGGGCTTTAAAGTCATTAATATTAGCCATTGTTTATCCCTCCTATGCGCCTGCTACTTCTGAAAAGGCAACACCCGTTCTAGTAGCAATAAAGTTAAGTTGTATGAAGTTAATAGAACGAGCAGGTTTGATAAAGATATCAGCCCTAAATTCGTTTCTATCAATAACATCTCCAGTATTATTTGTTTCATCACAAATA